ACAGGGTCACTGGACTCAACGTGTACGATAACAATAGCACCTAATACAGTTAGTCGTGTACACATCATAGAAAATGCTACCACCGGCTCTCAAGATATCATAATTAAACAAGGGTCTGGAGCAACAGTTACGATACCAAACGGACAGACCTCAGTAGTTTATCTAGATGGAGCGGGGGCTGGCGCAAAAGTTGTTGACGCTCTAACTGATTTACGTTTCGCAGGTACCTTTAATGCAGGAGGAGATATTGTTTCTTCTGGCACATTACAGGCAACAGGAGATACTTCAGCGTCAGATACCGCAGCTATCGGCTTTACTTCTGCTGAAGGTCTGATTCTCACAGGCCAAGGTTCGACCAACGATGTCACGATCAAGAATGATGCTGATGAAGATGTTCTAGAGATACCCACAGGCACTACAAATGTCACAGTAGTTGGTGATATCACTGCTGGAGGCACTCTAAAAGCAACAGGTGACACGGCGGCAGATGATGCAGCCGCTATTGGTTTTACTTCTGCCGAAGGTTTAATCCTCACGGGCCAAGGTTCTACTAATGATGTAACCGTTAAGAACGACGCTGACGCAGATGTTCTGGTGATCCCAACAGGAACCACCAACGTAGACATTGTAGGTGTTGCTACTGCCGCAACTTTTAAACCAGATGGCGACACTTCAGCAGGAGATACAGCCGCTATTGGTTTTACTTCTGCTGAAGGTTTGATTCTGACAGGTCAGGGATCGTCTACTGATGTGACGATTAAAAACGATGCAGATGCAACTGTTGCTTCGATTGCAACAGGTACAACAGTCTTTACCATGGACGATGATGTAACTGT